GCTAATCTATGGTCTCCCCATCCATACGCAATCACGCCGGCGGCGATGTCTACGAGAACGGCTTCTGCAATCTTGCTAGAAGTGACTGCGCCGACATCGATAACCCATACGGTTCCGCCGCCACTAACCGTGATGTCGCCCTTGTCGCCGTCGGTCACTCCACCACCGCCAACACCGCCTGGTGGACCCTGCGGACCCTGCTGGACGACCTCGATGATGTCAGGCGCTGTTTCGATGACGACAACCTCGGAGCCATCGTCTATTTCGATTGTGCGGAACTCGGTTTCGGTCACGACGATGACGCTATCGCCAGTGCTCATCTGACGACCTCAGGTGTGCAGATCACCAGGCCCTCTAGCAGGCGAGTTACCTTGGTTCCGCTGTCGATCTCTAGCGCGTAGTGTCCGCTGTCTATCTCAAGCGCCGAAGTGACATCATTGTTGATCTGAATCCTGATAGTACCCAAAACACCGCCAAGCGTGATTCCTGCCAAGTGAGTGAGATTCACCAGGGCCGCATCGGCTGTTGGGTTTTTTCTGATTTGGAAAGCGGCTGTGTACCCGGTCAGATCAACCGGATTGCCAGCGCCGTCCTTGTAGGTGAGATTGAGATCGACGTCCTCACCTTTGTTGATCGTGATCGTGTACTTTCCAGGCATGTTACTTTTCCTTCCGCCTATCTTCGATGACCTTGTTGATGCGCTCCGGGGTCCGCAGCGGCGCGCCGATCTCTTGCACGAAGGAATCCTCAGCCGCAATGTCCTCATCAGCCTGGATTACCTTCCGATGGTATGAGCGGCTGATCTCTACGCCGTCCTCCTCGATAATGGTATCGGTACGAACGTTCATGCTACCGTCAGGCCGCACCCGAATCTCACCAATTTCAACTCGCTTTGTAATTACCATGACTCAATCCTCAGTTATGTATGCGCCGGATATTCTCAACTCAAACGCTGATGTAATTTCGCTGGCATCAAGCCCAGTTGGGCCAGAAGTCGAATCGAATACGGTGGGAAAGATTTTACTTGCACTTGAAAATTCCGCCACAGCGCCAGCAAGCGCCGAGGCAGCCGCCAAGTTCGCTCCAGCAAAGTAGCCGACTTGCAGTGACGGACGATCATCACCCGCCGCGATTTTGTTGAATGGCAACCCTGCCACATGTATGAACCCGGACAAACTACCGACCGAGTTGAGCTTTATTCTCATGTCCACAAAAACCAAGGTGCCGATTTTTCGGTAGGCACCATACTGAACATCAAAGTCGGCGGGAGATAGGGTGTTAGTACCGTCGGATAACGTAGGTGTCCAGGCGCCCTCCTCGTAGTCATCAAGGGTGTGCGCGTCGCTGCTGGACAGCCCGTCAAGCTTGATGCCACCCTGCAATAGCGTCATCCCGGAAGAATCGAAAGTTGCCGCGTTGTCTTTGGTGCCTGCGCCCTCCTTCACCACCAGCTGTCCGGCGGATTCGTCCCACTTCAAGAAGGCGTTGGTGCCAACCCGGAAATCGAAGTCCCCATCAGCTTTAATAACAAGGTTGCCGCCCGTGGTGTATCGCGCCCCAGCCCATAGCTGGAGGGTTCCACCAGAGGTATCAATGGCCGCGATGGCCGTGCCAGATCCGAGGCGAGTTCCTGTTTCCTCGAACAGCGCCCGGTTCGCTATGAGCAGGTCGCCTTCGATATTCACTCCGCACGGCATACGATAGGTATCGCTGCCCTGCGGAACCTCTAGCTGTGGGGTTGCCTCGTTGAGTGCAACGACGTCACGTTCTGCCATTTCATATCACCGTTTTGTAAGAGCCGTCGCTGGCCCGAATGATGCGCCCGACATAGACGTAGTCGCCGGTAGATTTCTGTACTGAGGCAAGGCACGCATGCTCACCACCATCCTCAGCCAAAGCCACCGAGCCAAGCTGGATGCCTCGCTTGAAATACCAAGCCCCAAGTGCGCCGCTGTCACTCCCGTCCTGGGCGATGCGGACGCTGATTTCGTGGGGCACGATTGGATCGTAGTCTGCCGCGATCTGCGCGTCTGTCAGTTGGTGCGATTCCCCCGACACTTGATAGGTGCTGATCGGCGCAAGCGCTTCATCAAGGGTTTCGAAATCGCCGGTGTCTTCGTCGGTCATGCTTCCAGCCACGCCGTCAGTCAAACCGTTCGCGCCGCCGATCTTGCCGCCCTTCCTGGTCCGCCACTCAAAGGTGAAATCCAGAGTTCGCCCGATGTTGTTGGTGTGTTCCCAGTTCGCGTTACAGGGCGCGTATGGGATCGCAGGCACGTTGGCCAGGACATCGGAAACCGTGATCGCATTCGCGAGGTTTGATGCAAACTGCGGGGCCTTGTAATACCAAGTTTCCCCGATATTGGCAGTAGCAAGCTCTTGCCGTATGACGGTCTGCTCAGTGAGCAGGATAAACACATCATTCTGCCCGTGGTTGCGCATATTCGCGGTGGATCCTCGTCGACCTCGCAGCAGGTTGGTCAAGTCGTAGTCGCCGGCCTGCCCGACCACTGGTAACGCATCTTTGAACTGCACGATCTCCCATCGGCCACGCTGCCCCCACGCCGCGACGTTGGCGTTTGACTGCAGCAGCGCAGATTCCGTCACGCTAAACAATGGCGCGCCGTTTTGGATCCTCACCCGAATGGTCTGCGTGTCGTAGGATTCAAAGTCATACACCGGAACAGGAATGGTCTGGCAAAAGCCAGCAGGTGCCTTGGCTGTGATAACACCAATCGCAGTGAAATCGGAATTATCTGGAGACTGGTAGAATTGCGCGCCATTCCAGCGCTCACCAATGGCGAATGCGGTCAGGTAGGGAGAAGGGTTGTCCAAATCGTCGGCGTCGCGCAGGGTGTGAACGTCGAGCACTATGGGCTTCGCCGGGCCTGAGCGGGTCACCGATTGCGACTTGTAGCCAGATCCAGGGGCAACCACGTAGGCGACCAAGTCATCGGTACTATCTGAAACCGCGCGCACATCGATCACGCCGTTTGCGCCCCGGTCAATCGACGTTAAACGCACGCGCGTGGAACCCTGTGACGTTGGGATCACAATACAATCCCCGGCATCCAGATAGCCGTACTTTGGCAGAAGCGTGAATGCGTGGGTGTACTGACCTGCAGTCGTTTGCAAAAGGCGCTTGCACAGCATGGCCGCCTCTGCGTCTGTTATCGCAAGCGCGAACTCCGCAGTAGCCGTCGTGCCAACATTACCGAACGGGACCTCTGCAACGACAACCGCCGCCTGCTGATCCGCATCACTCGACAGATACCGAAGGGTGAGGCTGCGCGGGATCTCTGCAGACGCGGGTTGGAATGTTTCCAGTGGCAGCACCGGGTCGCCGCCGGCCTCTCGGGCGCCAAGATCTCCAACGTCGATTGTTGCAACCGCATTCGCTCCAAGCGGTAGGAATTTCAGCTGCCAGTCGCTTGATACTCGATAGGCATTCGCGATGCGCAGCAGCGCCGATATGGATGCTTTTGGCGGACCGTGGCGTGTGTGTGCAAATCCATCAACATCCATGGTTATCGCCGAGGCATCAACCTCTGAAGAGGACAGTCCGGCCCTCTCACAAAGATCCTCGATAATGTCGGCGACCGGCTGCTGTTGAACCGTATAAACGTCCGGGCTGTAGGTCAGGACATCGTCGGCAAGCGTGCCGGAGAAGTAGGTGTTTAGGCCATCGTGGTGAGTGACCGCACCGTAATAAGTAGCTCCGGCGCCGCTCAGGCTCCAGCGCCACATCCGCCGGGTAATCGGGTCAAGGCTCCACAGACTCCCGTACCATTGAAAACAGAAGCGGCCTGTGTTTTCGTTGCGGGTCAGGCACTGCTGGTAGTGGCCGGTCCAGCTGTAATACCAAGGGCTCCAGCCGTTCAGCTCGATCAGGTCGTAAAGCGATACCAGCTCACCATTCGCTCCGCGCGAATCAGTAACCCAGAATCCGCCGCCAGACCCCCCAGTGAACGTGCAGTTGACCGGCCACCATACCAGCCCGTTGTCATCGATACAGGGTCGCGCCACGAAGGCATTGATCTCTTCGGCGGCGAGCTGAGGTTCGTCCCAGAAGTGGTCAGAGCCGCTGCCGCCGGTTAGCAAGGGCTTCAGGATCGCGACCGCAAACCTGGATGGGCTGCTCTGTTTGATTGGGGTCAGGATGTTCCCGCCAGCGTAGGCGCCATACAGGTCGTTCGTCGACAGGACGTATCCAGGCGGTACGTTCAGGCTGGAAACATAGGTTCTCGACCCGGTCTGCTTGACGAATATCTGGACCCCGCCAGCTGCGTTGGCCATCAGAAACCCATCATCAGTTTCGCAAACGAATTTGACCCCCCAGCCTCCGGTGTTGAAGGTGTACTTGTAAGAGCCATCGGCCGTGCCCCATACGGTCCCATACCCGGTGTTTGATGAGTAGGCGATCGCCCAGTCCTGCCCACCAGCGGCCTCGCTACCGATCAAGGCCACCATCATGGATAGGTTGCCTCCAAGGCTGTAGCCGTGCAGGACCTCTTTTGTGTAGGGATCAAGCCAGAACAGCCCGGCTATGTAGCCACCATAGTATGCATGGCAGGCAGTAACGACGACGTCGAATTTCGATGAGTATTCAATTGTCGGGATACGGTTTCCCTGCGACCCTTGCAGCGCTTCTGCGATCACCGGCGAATCGTATGGGCTGATCAATCCAAACTGGATGGATGTCGTGCTGTTGGTGGCTATCAGAGCTTCGGTCAGGGGCGGGCGATTACCCCAGTCGGTCAGAATGCGGTCGGTATACACCCCGTAGCAGATGCCGCGATACGCCGGGACATTACCCTCACCGATGAGCGCTTCGAGTTCCCAATCCGGCTCAGTCTGCGTGCCGTCGTAGTAGTAGATGTTCTGGGTGCCGTCTTCTGTCTGCGCAGTTGAGTTCCCAGAGTAATCCTCGGTCAACTTGCGGTTGTTCCAGATCTTGATCGCGCGGCCACGAGTTGGCGGCTCCGCGAAGGCGACCGCATAGGTCATGGAATAGGTGTAGGTGGTCTGCGTGACCGATGGGCCACTGCCCTTGCCTCCGCTGACCGTCGTGGTTTCCTTGGACTCGACCAAGTCGTCTGCGACGATAAACTGCCCGGCGACGCGCATCGTCCCGTAGATCAGCGGGATCGATGCGCCATCGGCTCCACCTGCTGAAACGCCGAGATCATCAAGTCTTGAACCTTCCTGGTGCTGGTCCTCCGCGAATAAGGCGTTTGCCACCAGACTCCCGGCAAGCCCGCCCAAGGCTCCACCGATTGCGCCACCAATGAGCGCCTTGCCGGCCATCTGGCCTACAGCCGTGAGTATCAGCGTCGCCATTACTCAACCCCCGGAATGGCGTACACGCCACGAATGCGATCCAGCAGCCTGCCGGCCAGCCGGGTCTCGACAACCCCACCACGCTGATCACTGCCGTAGGCGTGTATTACCGAATCCTGTGAAGCCAGAATTGCAAGGTGTTGAGGCTCACCACCCCAGGCGAATACCAGGATGTCACCCGGCTTGCGGTCAAGAAACTTGCGCGGCTCCAGCGCCTCCTGCAGCAGGTTGCGCATTCGCCCGTCCGGGATGCGAGGATAGTCGTTGATCGGCGTGTGATTTACCGCAATCCCAAGCTCATTCACAACGCCGAGGATGAATCCATAACAATCCACGCCATCCCTGGTCTTGCCTTGATGGATAAAAGGAACGCCCTTCCAGCTTCGCGCGCAGTCGACAATTTGCTGCCTGTTGGTCATAGCGGCCCCGCTGCGATGACGTCGTTACCCGGCAGCTCCGGGAACCCTCCGAAGTTTGCCGCGTTGCCACCGCGCTCGAGGTTAAACTTCGCCCTGCAGTCTCCTGTGTACGGGGAACCCCAGGTATCGCCAGCGGCCTTGAGGAGCTTGTTGCAGCCCCGCACGGCGGTGTACGTGTCGCCAAGCTGGATTGCAAATGGCGCTGGAACGATCAATGAAAGCGTGCCTGCTGCATTGGTCTTTATTGGCAGGCGAATGCCGGTATTCTGCCCAGTCGAAAATGTCAGCCATCCGAACGCGAAGTCGCCATCAGGCTCTGTGCGCGCGCTATCGGCGAATGTCCGGCTGTCGCTTACGCCGGTCACCGAACCCTGCTTGGTGTATGCCTCGTAACAGGTCCAGACCACGGTGCCATCGGTCGTGGTGTTCCCTACCGTCGTGTCCCAGGTCGGCTCGGTGGATCCGCTTGTTCCAGGGGTTGTAACCACGTATCGCCGGCCATCGTAAACGGTTGGCGAGCGCGCGGCATTGAGCGCATACGCCGTTGTTGCAGCCCAGTTGGGCGGGTCAAGCGTTATGCCGCAGCTGGCATCGCCAAGTGTGTGCTGGCAGTATCGGGTGAATAAACGCCCGACGTTGCGCCCAAGAAGCGCTTCGATCCCGATCACCTCAGCCTGGAAGCCGGCGCGCGTCATTCTGACCTCACCGATTACCCCGGCGTCCAACTTGTGCTTTCCGGCGGCCAGATCGTTGAAATCAACCTCGAACGAATAGACAACCGCGCCAGCGTATTTCCCAGCGGCAAGGTCAGCTTCAGTAATCCGGTCTGACGTCAGCACCCCAGACAGGGCCTGGCTGTCCTCCGTCGAGTTTTCGGTCTGCTTGGTTGCCGACTTCGCGAAGCTGCCGGACGGCTCGTAAGCCAACGAGTCGATGGTGAGCGTCTGGTCATGCGTAGTGAACCCCAGCGTTGTGCCATCTGACCTGACAACCTTCCAGCAGGAGCACCGTGTGCTGGAGAGCAGAATTGAGGCCGATGTGCTTTTCATTCGCGCACCTCGGTCAGCGGGACACTGGCAGTTCCGTGTGTGTACTCCTCGAGCTGGATCGAAATGGAATTCGAGTTGAAGCGAACAGGAACGTGGAACTGGAACCCCGCAGTCACCTCGTCAGACTCGGATAGCGCGCCATGCGGCGTTGACCCTCCGGTGAGGTCAATCACGCCGGTTTGCTTGTTGATGGTAAAGTGCGTGCCGGCGGTTTTCTCGCTCCCGTTAATGCCGAGCAGCATCGTCCCGAAGATTCGGGTGATCTTCCTTTGGGTCTCGACTCCGGCGTAGGCATACGTCTTGTAAACCTGCAGCGATGTTTCACCGCCGACGGCGCTGCCAAGAATGACCACGTCGTCGAACGCGGGATCTGAATCCCTGGCACACGACTTCCAGTCAAGAGGGTCGCGGAACCTGAACCCATGCGTCATGCCCTGCGCGATCATGAAAATCGAGTGCAGTTCTTCCAGGTCGGCGATGTCTTTGACGCCGTATGCAACATCGTAGTCGTGCAGCGGATACGCCCAAGGATTGTTCCGCTCCTCATAGCCGGCGTCGTTGACGGACACCTCGACGGCCCACCTCGGCCCGCCGGCGGATCCTGAGCTGAGCCCGGTCGGGAAAATGACGTCGTTGTAAAAACTCATCAGAACATCCTCCCGTAATCGCGCCGCGCATCCTGGGCGATCTGCCGAGATGTGCGCTTGAAGCTGTTGGCGTCTGGCGTGCGAATATTTTGCACGACCGTGATGTTGCTGCCGAACTGGCCTGCGACGTTGGGAATAATGGTTCCTGCGCCCTGTGGAGCGAAGATCTCAGGCCCGGCCTCGCCGACAAGATAGGCTTTCCCGGACTCGACCGGCCCGCCGGCGGCCCTGGCACCACCGAAAAAGCTGGTGATGTCGAAGCCATCGATTGCCTTCTCGAACGCGGTATACAGCGGGGTAGATACCTTCTTCTTGAGGAAGATCCGCAGCAGATCCTGCTCAAGCGCCTTGAGCACGTCACCGAAGCTCTGCGCGTCCACGATGGCATTCTCAAACGCGGTGTTGAATGCCTCCCCGATCTGATCGGCCATTGTCTTGGTTTCTTCGAGCTTGTCGACGCTGTCGTCGACCTTGTTGTTGATCTCGTCGATGTCGTCCTGGATCTGCAGCGCCTTCTCGGCAATGATGTCCGCGTAGGCAGGGAACTGCTGCTTCAGTTCCTCCAGGGCTTCGAGCTGGCGCAGCAGTGGGGCAACGGGATCCACATCGTCGATCACGTCGTTCAGTTTCTTCTGCCAATCGGCCTGCTCTTTCAGTGCCGCCGTCTTTGCCTTGTCTGCGGCGACCTCGGCTTTTTTGGCTTTCGCAAGCGCGTCCTTGTTTTTGAGCTCCTCCTGGTCAAGGCGCGCCTGCTCTGCAATCTGCGCGTTGTATAGGTTATTGAAGTCGACGCCAAGCTTGAGACCATCTCGGCGAGCGGTGTTCATTTCCTCCTGCTTTTTGCGCATCCGATCAGTGGACTTTTCCCACGTCTTCGACATCTGGCGATAGCTGTCTCCGGCGCTACGGAACGCCTTTGCCATGGTGTCGGCACCGAAGAAATCGGCGATTGCTGCAAGGTCATATTCGGCATCGGCAAGCGCGTTGGTGATCCATGCGTTGAAGTCCCCAAACTTCTCACGCATCTTGTCGAACCATTCGATGGTCACCTGAACCGCGTCTGGTATGTTTTCCTGCAGCCACGTAGCCATGGCGTCAATGGTCGGTGCAAGCGCTATGGCGATAGTCTGCCCGAGCGCCACCGTCGTGGCGTTGAACTTCCACATGGCGTCGTTGGCAGTTGCGGCGCTGTCCGCTGCTGATTGGCTCAGGGTCAAACCGAGACGGTCAGCTTCTTCGCGCATTTTCCGAATAGCTTCACTACCGCCCTGCATGGTCTGCAGCAGCGACACCCCTTCAGAGTCGAACAGCTTCATCGCCAGCCTGACGCGGTCGGCAGACGATTCAACGTTCATGATGGCGTCAGCCAGAACCTCAAACTGCTGATCCGGCTTCAGCTTGTTCAGTTGCTCGGCGGACAGGCCGAGTTCAGCAAGCGCTTTCTTCGCTTCTCCGGTCCCCGTCGCTGCCTCCGCGATCCGCCGGGTCATGCGCTGCCACCCGATGGTAAGCGTCTGGAAGCTCACCCCGGTCAGCTCTGCTACGTGTCGGTACTGGGAAAGCGCCTCAGTGCTGGCTCCAAGGCGAAGCGATAGCTTCTGGATTTTATCTGCCGCATCGAGCGACGATTTGACAAACTTTGTCAGACCACCAACCGCCAACGCCGTTGCGATTGTTCCTTTGAAGTTTCGCCACGACTTTGATGCATTATCCAAGGCTTTTTTGGTCGATTTCCCAAAGCCATCGAGTTTCTTGTTGGCGCTTTTGAGTTCGGCGCGAAGCTGACTGCTTTCCGCTTCCAGTTTTACAACGAGTTTTGCGAGATCAGCCATTTTTCACCGCCAGCATGTCGAGCCCTTTCATGAACTTCCGCGACTGTTCTTCGCGTATCGTGTCCTGATCTTTATAGAAAAAATCGCCGACGTGCATGGGTTGCTGGCGGCGCCCTCTGTTAGCGTTGAAGGTCATGGACAGCATCTGGGCATGATGCCAGTTGTCTCGCCATGCACCGAACGGCTCCAGTCGCCAGTAAGCCATCCACTCGGTCAGCTCGTCAGACGGCATGCGATCCTGAAGATCGTGCACCGTCATCCCTAGTTCCAGGGCTAATCGGAACAGGAACAGCCGCTCTGGATTAGCCCTCAGTCGTTTTTTGCTTCGTCCTCCTCGTCTGAGGAGATGCCAGACAGCTTCAGCACAGCGTCAGTAATCTCCTGCAGAACAGCCGGGTCGAAGTTCGCCACGTCGTCCAGGTCGTCTGGTCCGAATTCGTCAAGCGCGCAGGCAGCCATCCACGCGACAGCGCCTGCTGGATCATCGTCGAATCTTCCAGGTAACTCCTGCCGCTGACGAATGGTCAGGGCCGATATCGACACTTCGCCGAGCCCTTCAATATTGACCACCGCACGTTTTCTTGCCGCAGCTTTGATCAGTTCAGCCTTGTCCATCAGCTCACCGTTTTGGTGATAGCGCCAGAGATCTTGGCGGTCACGGTTACGCTGTTTGCGTCCTCATACGAAGGGTTGACCACCCAGCTCAGCGGAACCACAGCGAACTCGTACGTCCAGGTCACAGTGCCGTCGTCCATCACGATCTGGAGATTGCGATTGGTACCGGCGTCCACGTCACCCAGCAGACCAGAAAGCTCAGTGCTGGCGGTTTGGTCATGATTGAACTCCATGGTGATCTCTTGGCCGTCGGCAAGGCCGGCAATGTATTCGCGGCCAGCAGAGTCGAAGTCCGTTACGTCGACCAGCGGGTTTACCTTGCCGAATCCGCTCAGGCCTTTCAGCCCTTCGATAGGGGTGAAAACCTCGGTCGGGGTGGTGCCATCTCCGCGTTTGAGCGTTACGCCGTTGATAAAGTCGGGCATTCTTTTGTCCTCAGTTGTGCCAAAGTGTCCAGGCTTGCGATACCCGGTAGCGGCCACCTGCGAGACGATCCTCCCAGGTGTCGAATTCTGTGATCAGGTCTGTGCGGTATACGTGTTTGCTACCCAGCGCACCGGTGTGATTTTTCAGCGCAGACCTCAGCGCATCCGCCAGAGCCGTGGCCGCATCCAGCGTCTCCGCGATGCAATCGGTTTGCAGATCAGTTCGGGTGGTATTGCTCTGTCCATCGAAATCCGCCACGCCACCATTCGCGTCACGCTCGAAACGAACACACGGAAAATCCGCGCCCTGCGCCAGTCGCACCGGGTAAATGCGGCTCCCGCAAAGCGCAGTAACCCCTGCCTGTGCGGTCAGCCAGGCATAGAAATCGGCGTTGAAACTCATCGACTCAGTTTTTCGATCTTGGTTTTTAGCTGGGCGGCCATGCGCTGTTCTACATTCCTCCGCTGCGCAACGAAGGACGGCACAAGCCAGGGCGTTTCTGGGATATAGCGTGTACCGAGTTCGAGGAACTGCACTACATAGAACGCTTCGCGCGCGACACCGATCGAAACAACTGCGCGCCCGTCTTTGATCGCGATTTTCTTTTTGATGTTCCGCTTGGCGAATCCCGGGCTAACCAGGTTTCCTTTATAGGTTCGGTGCGCCTCCTCGCCTACTGGTATCCGCAAACGCGCCTCGCGTACTACCGGTGTGGCGGCATTCATCGCCGCTTGACGCAGGGTTTTTGCAGCCAAGCCTGCTTCCAGCTTGCTGAGCTTTCTGGACAGCTCTGCCAGGCCTTCAATCTGGTTAGTTGACATATTCCCTGCACTGAAACCTGAGTTCCCTGTTGCGGTTTCCGACGTTATCCGGCGGCGCCACAATGTGGAATGTCCGACCACTGATCAAAATGCGCCATTTCGCCGTGGCCGCACCCACCGTGCTGTCGTATCGCATACGCACCACGTAGCGCGCCTCCGCTTGCCGCTGCAGGCCGTTGGTGTCCGCCTCTGTTCCTGATGCCATAACCAACCCACACGCCCGGGTGGCCACGTTCACGAAGGTTTCAACTGCCTCGCCGCTGGCACCACGTGTTTGTGTGGGCTGCTGCAACGTGGCGCGGTAGCGCAAGGACCCGGCGCGCATCAGAAATACACCATCCGATACGGCGATAACAACGCTTCAACCGCCTGCGGCAACTCAGCCACGGACACACCCACAGCAACGCTTTCGCGATTTTCATACCAATGCCCGATCAGTAGCAGAATCGCTTGCCGAATCGGTTGCGGCACATCGGTTCCAGCCTGGCCGTATCCGGCAGTGAACGCCACGGTCACCGCGTTGGTCACCAACCGCGTCGTCGGCCAGGAGGCATCGTATGCCTCGGTAATGCGCCCGGGCTCGCAATCGTTGTCCACGCGGTACTCGGCGGCATCCAGCGTTTGTGTGTTACCGGCCGAATCCACGTAGGTGATCGACTCCACCGACTGGAGCGGCGGCTTTGGCATGTTGAATTGGCAAGGAAAGGCATCAAGTTTCCACGTCCACTCCTGGGTGATCAACACCCGCTTAGTCACCGCTTCTACATGCTCGCGCGCCGCCGGAATCAGCGCCGATATCAGCGTATCGTCTTCGTCGTGCTCTACACGGCAATGCGCCTTAGCCTCAGCCAGCGACACCGGTTCAACACTGGGCGGGCTGGCAAGTGTCAACGCCATGTGATTCCCTCTTTCCGACAAGGGCGACCTGGCCGCCCTTGTCAGCAACAGTTAAGCGACGATCTCGTCGACAGTGGAGGCATCGTTAGCCGATGCCGGGTTGTGCCGAGCATGCCCGCCTACCAGCAAACCTCCGGCGTCGCTGGTAGCAGTGCCAACCGTGATAGACAGCCTCACGTGGTTGAACCCGTTGGCAATGTCCAGCTCCTCGTAGCGGCAGTTGATGAGCGCCTGTTTGTCATCATCGCTGCCCGCCTTGGTCAGCTGGGTGATAGCCTTACCCGAAACATCTTTGGCGCCGGTACCGCTGCCATCCGATGCCTGCTCGAGCTTGGCGTCCAGCGTGGCGGACGCTCCCAGGGTACCCGCCATGACGATCGCCACGATGGCAGTGAACGTTGCCATGTTGACCCAACCTGTACTCACCGTGCCGGCCGCGTACGCATCCGGATCGATCACACCAGCCACTGCCACTTCTTCACTCAGAAGGGTGTTCATTTCTCAATTCCTCTATTCAGTTCTTCAGTTCAAATCCACTGTTGAGCGCGGTACCGGGCGGGTTTACGCCCGCCCTACGATCATGCCCGGGCCGCCAGGGTGACGAACGGCGAACGGGTCACGCTGCTGTTCGGCGGGGTGATGGCATCAGACAACCAGGGCTGACCGTCGACGCGGAAGATCACACGGAAGGCCATCACATCGTAGTCGAACCACAGGTGCATCGAGGTATCGGTCTGGATACCACCGGATTTCGTGATGGTCTTGTAACCCTTCATGTCGGCAAAGATGATGTCGCCAAGGTCGCCGACGGTCTGGCAGGTGTCTGTCATCCGCACCGGCCGGCCGAGCAGGGTGCCGAGCGGCGCATCCGCCATGCCATTGGGCCCCACGTACATCGGCTGATCACCAAGGGTGAGCAGCGGCAGCTGCGGATAGGCATCCGGGTTGATCAACCATTCCGCGCGCGCCGGGCTTGTGTTGCGCGCAAACATCTTCACGATATTTTCCGCGACGATGGTGTCAGCAGTCTGGCTGGTTTTCTTAGCCTGAGTGACCAGGCAGCCGGCATTCATGATCCCCATCGGCTTTCCAGCGCCATCGCCGTTAACGATGGCGTCATTGGTTTTCCAGCGCACCGACTCCCCCGCTTTGCGGTTGATGTAGCTGTCCAACGCGGTGGCATCAGACAGCAGCTCATCGGTCACCGGCACCAGGGCAAAGAGCTTGCGCAGGCGTAGCGTGGAGCTCCCAACCACCGGCTTGCTCTGATTACCCTGCGATGCCTCACCTTCCCAGTAAGCCCGAATGCCATTGGACCCCCAGGGCGTGGTTTCATCCTTGGGGTATACCATGCTGTTTCCGGTGATAGGGTCATTGTCGGTCATCGGCAGCAGCGCGTCTTCTTCAAGGCTGTGCTGATACACATTGCGCGAAAACTCGGGCGGAATCAGATAACCGCCATCTGAGCCGCTACCTTCGTTTCCGTAGCTGGTCGGCGCCGCGCCGATGCGCAGCCTATCGTCAACGTGGCCACCTGCAATCGCGGCTTCGCGCACCGCGAGCGCGTATTCACCGAACGAAGCGAAACCGCGCTGCGGATCATCATCGATTCTGTCGCGCGCCGAAACCCGCGTGTCGCCGTGATCCTGGCCGGCGCGATGGCTGGATACGGGAACGGCATTGCGCTCCTGATCCGCCATTGCCTCGTGGCGTTGGATACGGTTATCCAGACCGCCAACCTCGGCGGAGATAGCCTCATACCGCGATTGCTCCTCATCGTTCAGATCGCGGTCCTCGGCTTCCGCCGCAGCCAGCAGGGTGCTGGCCTCATCCAGCAGATCGGCCCGCCTTTCGCGCAGGGCCATCAATTGGGAAACAGGCATTGCTCTGTCCTCTTTGTTTCAGGGTTTTACGAAATGGGTGCTTTACACCGAAGGGCGTTCAGTCACCGGGGTTAGCCCTGCCGAGCGACAGGCGCTTGAGACTGTTTCTGGCACTGGTCAGGTGCGGCGTTTTGCGCTGTGCCTGCAGGCGGCGCAGCGTATGGTCAAAGGTTTCGATACGGTCGACCATACCGAGCGTTTGCGCCTGCCGGGCACCGTATACGCGCCCCTGGCCGTAGTTGCTCCTCACATCGCTGGCGGTGGTGCCACGATAGCGCGCGACGGCCGAAACGAATTCGTCCATATACTCGTCTACACGCTGTTGGTAGAACGTCGCGGCATCGTCACTCAGCGGTTCATGCGGGTTACCCTCCGCCTTATACTGGCCGGCATGGATGTAGGTCACCTTCACGCCAAGGGCATCGTCGAGTCGACTTTGATCGGTGTGCGCCATGATCACGCCGATGCTGCCAACATCACCTGACGGGGTCACCACGAATTCAGAAGCCGCCGACCCGAGCCAGTAGGCCGCGCTCGCTGCCAGGCTGTTGGCAATCGCAAAGATGGGCTTTTTCTCGCGCGCACTGTAGATCTCGTCGGCCAGCTCCTGGATTCCGTATACCGACCCACCCGGGCTGTCGATATCGAACAGGATCGCGCTGACACTGTCATCAGACAGTGCATTGCGAAACTGCGCAGTAAGCCGTTGAACACTGGCGCCACCGCTGAAATCAGACATCAGGTTCGCCCGCTGAACGAGCGTTCCGCGCACCGGGATGACAGCCACGCTGCCGATCAGGGTTGGCTCCGAACCCGATGCCGCCTGTATCTCAGGCACTGGCTGACCACTGGCCTTGAGGTGAATGAACTCAACAATGGCTTCCAGCTTCGCCGGCTGAATGGCCCAGGCTGATTCAAAGATTGCTTGTACGATGCGCGCATAGTGCATTAGCCGAAACTCCGTGAAAATAGCGCCAGCTCGGCCGCCCGGGTCTTCTCCCAGTTGTCGAGTAGCGCGGGTATATCTTGGCTTTCCTTGATCTGCTGCCGACCTACCTCGCAGTAGGTCATTGATGCCAACTGGCTCAAGCCCAAACTTTCCTGGAGCTTTTTGGCGTGGATACTGTAGATCTCTCGCGTGGCCTTGATAAATGCGTCGATCCTGTCCGGGCTGTAGGCCGCGCGCAGTTCGCTCAACTCCTCGCTCACAAGGCGTATTGCCGTTTCCCGGGAAACATCTTCTGATTGGCCTTCCGGCGTCATGTTGAGTGGGCGCAGCGGCTCATCAAGCCCATCGAGCGGGTTGTAGTTTTCCTTTCGGCGCACCTCGTTGCGCGTCAGGAAGCCCGTATTGATGCCGGTGCTATAGGCCTCGTAACGGCTCTTCACATCGCCACGCAACAGGCCATCCACCAAAAACTCCGCAAAGTACCTGCGGCGATCACCGATCAACTGGCGGCTAATTGCCTGTTCCCACTTCACCAGCCAGGGGCCCAGCGTGTGCACGACAAATTCCAGGCTTTGATGTTCGATGTTGTTGTTGGTCGCCCGATCCAGTTCGTTGATCATGTGCAGCGGCACACGAAAGGCCCTGGCGACGTCGGCAATCTGGAATTTGCGCGACTCCAGGAACTGGCTGTCTTTGTTGGTCAACCCGATCTGACTAACCTTGGCTCCACCCTCCAGCACGGCCGTCTTATGCCGATTCACGCCGGTACGCTGCTCCTGCCAACCCGCCTTGAATCGCTTGATAGCCTCAACATCCTTGAATGAGCCTGGGTGTTCGATCACCAGGCCGCCGGTCGCGTCGTTCTGGAAAAATCGCGCGCCATATTCTTCCGCCGCCAGGGCAATGCCGACGGATTCGCGCATCATCGCGATCGGCGACAGCCCCAGCACACCATCAGCGGACAAACCCCTGAGATGGAATACCTCCTCCTGCGAATACCGATACTTCTGCGCCGCCCTGGCAACCGTTTCCGGCTCCTTGAACGTGTAACGCAGGCGGCGCCCTTCCAAAACATCTACCTCGGCGCTGTCTGGATGCTGTGGCCACAGGTCGCTTACCAAACCGCGAGGGCCCAACTCGATCAAGGCGAAGGCATTGCCTCGCAGCGAGGCGTGCCCTTGCATCAGCTCCCGGAACTCTCCCCCAGCCATCCACGCATTCGGGAATGCCAACACCTCCTCGAGGAGGTGATTCGGCACGGCCCGCTTTCCATCGGCAACGCGTTCGTACATGTGCAGCGGCAACTGCCCGATCGACTCAGCCAACACCCGAACACAGGCAAATACCGCCGAAGTGCGCATCGCGCGATCCGCTGTAACACGCGCACCGCTCGCCGTTTTGATCCCAAGATTCGAATACCAAAAGTCGTCCGTATCGCCGCGTTTGGTCGCGCCAATGTCGCCCGTCAGAAAACCCATGTTTAGTCCTCGCTGCGATTAACGCGACGCGAAGGCACCGTTGCCACCAACACAAGGGCGAGCAACAACACACCGACCACTACCAGGGCATAGGTCCACCGCCACTCGATCGCCACACCGACACCGATCATAGCCAAGGCGATGACGGCTACCAGGTCGTATATCCAACTCATACGCTAATCAGTCCACGGTGGTCGTATACGTTGTCATCGCGTTCACCGCTGTCCATCAGCAGGGACATGCACATGATTCCCGCCACGGCACCGTCGATTTTTGAATGCCGGTTCTCTTTGTTCGGAAACACGTTCTCATTCCTGTCTTCTCTGGCCACCACGTTGCTCATCATCCAGGACAACACCGGGTTGCCGTCGTGATGTACCCTGCCTGCCTTGGTGCAGGCATGCAGCCATTTCATTGGCTCGGATAGCTGCTTGACAGTCTGTGGTATTTCAACGATTTCAATCTGAGCGGCATCGAGATTCTGTGCCAGCTGGGTTGCACCCCAAGGGTCGTATCCTGCCGTTTCCGTATCGAACGCTCGGCAATGATCAATCGTGTCATCCTCGATCACCTGGTAATCGATGATGTCTCCCTCTGTCGCAATCAGGTGGCCTCGGTTGATCCAATCCTGGTACAGCGCATGGTTCGGATTGTCGGTATCATCGGCCGTCTCTTTCGGGACGTAGTACGTCCCGAACAGGTAGTAATGCGTCAGCCCATCTTCACCCGCGCCAACGAATGCCTCCCCGCGAGCGGTGATGTCGTACTTGCTCGACAGGTCAAGCGTCACCACATTACGCATGCCCTTGCACCGCTCTCGCGTCAGATCAGGATCGGCCTGCCGATTCCACCACTCCATGTTCATCCAGGCCGACATCGCACCGACCCACTGGTTGAGGTGCTTTGTCTTGAAAATCCCAGCCTTCGCCGGATCGTTCATTGCCACCTGTTGGCGATGCTTTAGGTAGTCAGCACTGACCGAAACCCCGTAATTCGGGTTCGCCATGATCAGCGCCGCCTCAGTATCCCAGGGTATGTCCTCATCAACCGTGTAGATAAGCACAAACAGGCGCTCGTTCGACACCAGGCGCTCCAGCACACGCTTGCATTCGCGCTCCTGTCGATGACACGGCCCCTCAAGGTTGTCGCCGGCCGTGGTGATCGTCAGCAGCAACGGTTCCTCACGTGCCCCCATGCCCGTTGCCATGGTGTCGTACAGATCGTCGTCTGGATGTTCGTGACGCTCATCCAGGATCGCGCAGCTCGGTGACGCTCCATCCCCTGGCTTGCCGATGACCGGCGCAAATACCGACCCATCGGATCGAGCCAGACTCTTCGCGTTGCGCTCCACCCCGTACTTGCGCGCATAGTGGGGCTGCCGCTGCGCCATCAACTTTGCTGGCTTAAACACCTCCAGCGCCTGCTTTTCGCTGGTGGCACCGCAATACACTTCCGCCCCAGGCTCCTGCTCAGGCCCAAGCATGTAAAGGCCGATGATCGCGGCCATAATGCTTTTCGCGTTCTTGCGCGGCACCGCAACATAGGCCTCATTTATCCGACGCAAACCCGTTTCACGTGACACCCATCCGAACAGGTTGGCCAGAAAGAACTTTTGCCAGGGCTCCAGCGTGATCCTGCCAGCCCTTCCCCGCAGCCGAGCCCAGGGCCCTTTCACGTGGCTAAACAGCTCGGCGAACTGGATAACCCTTGCGGCTTTCCCTTCGTCAAATACCCAGGGCCAGTCAGACTCATCCTGGCGATCGATATCCGCAACGAATCGATCAACCGCAAGCCTCTCCCAGCGGCACGCGAGCCTTTCACCGGAGCGCACAGCCTCCACATACCGCCAGATATCAGCGATATGCTCGGCTGTCGTTTTCATCAATCCAGCTGGTCGAACTCGTTATCGAACAAGTCGCCCTGGCGGGCTGCCGCGTATCGCATCTCTGTCGCCGGGCTCATGCCGAAGTGTGCAACCAGTTGCGTGAACTTACGGAAATCGTCGTTCAACTGCGCCACCTGCGGCCGGCTCTTGTACTGCTTTCCATGGCGCCCCGTCGTCACATATACCCAGTCCACCTCGTCGAGCTCTTGCCGCAACTTATTCATCCGAACCAGCACTTCGCAATACTGCTGCAAAGAATCGGAGAACAGCGGCTTCATCCTGCCCGCAAGGATCAACTCCGGGCACACCCGCAACCACACCTCCCGCTCAGCCTCCGGCAGGTTGCTCGGCACCCAGGCAGCTGCTTGGTCGCGCGCTTTCTGTTCAGCTTCGGCCCGCTCCTCCTGCAAGAGCTGTTCGGCACGTTCACGATCTGCGAGCCCAGGGTGCCTTGCGACATTCTCAGCGCCCTGTGGGTATCTTCCTCGGTTACTCATGTGCTGATACTCGGTTACCCACCCTTGGTGAATCTCTTTGAATTCCCAGGCCGGCGAAAATCTCAT